AGCTGGACGCACGGCTAGGCAAGGACGCTTGTGACTACCTGAAGGCTGGCCGTAAGAAGGAGTTTACGGATGCGTTCTGGCAGGCGTCGCTGTATACGCCGAAAGGTGTGCTGTCCAAGGAGGAGCTGCTTGAGCGCCTGCTAGCGCCTAAGCCACGCAGCCTTGGAGACTACCCGTGGGCTAAGCTTAACGAGTTGACGTACGGCTTCCGTCCCACGGAGCTTGTGACCATCACGGCAGGCAGCGGGCTGGGTAAGTCTAGCATCCTGCGTGAGATCGTGATGCACATCAAGAACACCACGAACAATCGCATTGGCTGCTTGTTCATGGAAGAGAGCGTTGAGCGCACCGCTGAAGGCTTCATGAGCGTGGACCTAAGCACCCCGCTACACCTGCCCATCAGCACTGTGGAACGTGGCTCTCAGGACTGGATGGCCTGCTATGACCGTGTGTATGGGGACGATAGGCTGTTCATCATGGACGCTGGCTTTGACATTGGCGCTAGCGTTGATGATGTTGTGTCCCGTGTACGCTTCATGGCTAAGGCGTTGGACTGCAACGTCATCGTGCTGGATCACATCAGCATATTGGTATCGGCAGGGCAGCAAGGCGACGAGCGTAAAGCCCTTGACGAGATCATGACGAAGCTGCGTACGCTAACCCAAGACACGGGCATTGTGCTGTTCGCTGTGTCCCACCTCAAGCGCCCTGACGGTAAGGGCCACGAGGACGGAGCCGTAACGTCTGTCTCGCAGCTTCGTGGCAGCGCGTCCATCGCTCAGCTCAGCGACTTTGTAATCGGCTTGGAGCGTAACGGCCAAGCTGAGAGTGCCACTGAACGCAACACCACGCGCATTCGCGTGTTGAAGAATCGCTTCAGCGGCATCACTGGACCGGCGGGCCACCTGCTGTACAACATGGACACAGGACGGCTGTCTGAGTACACGCCACCGGAGGAGGAAGCGCTGTGAAGTCACCGTGTCGCAGCGAGTGTGAGCTGATGGGGGACAGATGCACTGGCTGCGGTAGAACCAAGGAGCAAATTGTGCGCTGGTCACGATACACCGACGAGCAGCGTGAACAAATTATGGAGGAATTAGGATGCGACAGACCCCCGCCTCAGCACTTCGTGTCGAGGAGCTGGAAAGATTACTAGACCAAGTGTCTAAAAAGCTTGACAAACTAGAGCGTATGTATTTCAACAAAGGAGAAGTAAATGATTCCGACAAGCAACCCAAGCTACAGCGCGTTCATCCACGCTAGTCGCTACGCTCGCTGGCTGGATGACGAGCAGCGCCGCGAGACGTGGGACGAGACGGTCAACCGCTACGTCAACTACTGGAAAGACAAGGGTATGGTCAGCAGCAACGAAGCCAAGCGCTTCAAGAAAGCTATCCATGACCTTGACGTAGTGCCCAGCATGCGCGCCCTCATGACGGCTGGCCCTGCGCTGGACCGTGACAACGTGGCTGGCTTCAACTGCGCCTACCTTGCGATCAACGACCCGAAAGCTTTTGACGAGCTGATGTACATCTTGCTCTGCGGCACGGGCGTAGGCTTCAGCGTAGAGCGTGAGGAAGTCAAGAAGCTGCCTGTCGTGGCCGAAGAGTTTGCCGATACGGACACCACCATTGTCGTAGCGGACAGCAAGATTGGCTGGGCTAAGAGTACGCGGCAGCTAATCGCCATGCTCTACGCTGGCGAGGTGCCCAAGCTTGACTACTCCCAGGTACGACCCGCTGGCGCACGGCTCAAGACCTTTGGTGGCAGGGCGTCTGGGCCGGAGCCGCTGGAAGACTTGCACCGCTTCCTTGTGGACGTGTTCAAGGGCGCTGCGGGCAGGAAGCTCACGGACCTAGAGTGCCATGACATTTGCTGTAAGATCGCTGAGATCGTGGTGGTGGGCGGCGTGCGCCGGTCTGCCCTAATCAGTCTGTCAAGCCCTGTGTCTGACCGCATGCAGGCAGCCAAGTCTGGGCAGTGGTGGGAGCGTAACGGCCAGCGTGCCTTGGCTAACAACAGCGCAGTGTACGACGAGAAGCCTGACTTCCCGTTCTTCATGAGCGAGATGAAAGCGTTGTATGAAAGCTATTCAGGTGAGCGCGGTATCTTCTCGCGGGAAGCAGCACGCAACATTGCGGGGCGTAACGGACGGCGGGACAACACCGCAGCCTTTGGGTGTAACCCGTGCAGTGAAATCCTGCTACGCCCTGCGGAGTTCTGCAACCTGAGTGAAGTGATCGTACGCTCCACCGATACGCTTGACCAACTGCTTGATAAGGTTGAGATCGCTACGGCTTTCGGTACGCTGCAGGCTACGCTCACTAACTTCCGCTACCTCCGCTCTGTGTGGAAGAAGAATTGCGAGGAGGAAGCGCTGCTTGGCGTCAGCTTGACGGGCCTCATGGACCACCCCGTGCTCAACGGCAGCAAGGGTAACAAGAAGCTTGAAGACTGGCTGACCGTAATGCGTGAGCGTGCCATCAACGTGAACAAGCAGTGGGCTGAGAGCCTTGAGATCAACCCTGCTGCTGCCATCACGTGCGTTAAGCCAAGCGGTACGGTGAGTCAGCTTGCGCTGTGTGCGTCAGGCATTCACCCCAACTACTCGCGCTACTACGTACGCACGGTGCGCCAGGATAACAAAGACCCGATGACGGACTTCCTGCGCGCTCAGGGTGTACCGTATGAGGCGTGCGTCATGAAGCCTGACACCACCACCGTGTTCAGCTTCCCGATTGAAGCACCGAAGACCTCCATCTTCCGTAATGATGTTGGCGCTATCGGACAGCTTGAAGTCTGGAAACAGTATCAGCTACACTGGTGCGAACACAAGCCGTCCATCACTGTGTACTACAAGGAGGACGAGTTCTTCGCTGTGTGTCAATGGATTTGGGACAACTGGGACATCATGTCTGGTATCTCCCTGCTGCCCTACGACAACGGCACGTACCGTCAGGCGCCCTATCAGGAGCTTACGGAGCAGGAGTACAAGGAGCTGTCTGCTCACATGCCTGAGATTGACTGGGCTGCTCTGCCTGCCTTTGAGCGTGGCGACACCACCACCGGAAGCCAAGAGCTGGCCTGCACTGGCGGTGTTTGTGAAGTTGTTGGCTCTGGTGCTTGACACACACCATGCTGGCATGATAAAATAATATCGTTATGTAGCGTTACGGCAAACCTAATACAGCAATACCATTATTAGTTAGGCCGTAACGTAGCATAACGCCAGCGTAAAGGAGTACACTATGAGTAGAATGGGTGACTACGTAATCGCATTGCAAGAACAAGAAGAGCTAAGTAGGCTAAGGAGACAGCCGAATGAAAGCAGTAGTGGACATCGAAACGAACCTAGCGCACGACACGATCTGGATGGCGGGCGTATACCTACCAGAACGGAACGAAGCCGTATCCTGCACCACGTCATCCGCATTGCGGGACGCTCTACGCGGCGTTGACACCATCATCGGCCACAACCTGCTGGCCTTTGACCTACCAGTGCTGCAGCGTGTGTGGCGCTGGGCATGGGAAGGAAAGGTCCATGACACTCTCGTCATGGGCCGCTTACTAAACCCCCCTGCTGAGGGCGGACACTCTCTGAAAGCTTGGGCGCTGCGGGCCGGTAAAGAACTGAAGCAAGACTTCGACGTTACCGACTTCGACAAGGGCCTTACGGACGACATGATCCGCTACTGCCTGCAAGACTGCCGTGCTAACTGGGACGTGTATGAACACATCGTCGCAGAGCTAGATCGGCAGGACTTCAGTCAGCAGTGCCGTGACCTTGAGCATGCTGTCGCTGAGGCTACGGTGCAGCAGATTGCCAACGGCTTTGCCTTTGACTTTCCCACCGCATGCAACCTGTACTGCGAGCATGAGCAGCGCATGCGTGAGATTGAGGAAGAGCTGCAGGCTATCTTCCCGCCCATCATTGAGGAGCGCTGGTCTGAGAAGACTGGTAAGCAACTCAAGGACCGTGTAACTGTGTTCAACGTAGCTTCGCGTCAGCAAGTGGCGGAGCGTCTGGCCCAGAAGGGTGCCGTGTGGCGTGACACTACGCCCAGCGGTAAGCCCAAGGTGGACGAGACTACGCTCAAGCAGAACGAACACGTACCGGAAGCCGTACTAGTCCTTGAGTATCTTACGCTTCAGAAGCGCTACGGTATGCTCAAGTCCTGGCTTGATGCTGTGCAGGACAGCGGGCGTATCCATGGCCGTGTCAACACGTGCGGTGCCGTGACGGGCCGCATGACCCACAGCAGCCCTAACATGGCACAGATTCCT